AGGCACTGTCTGACGATCGGAAGTCCTGGGAGTCTGAAAAGAGTGCGTGGACTCAACAGCGCACTCAGGCGGCGCAACAGTTGCAGCAATATGCTCAACAATTAGAGCAGCAGCAACAGGCGGGCCGTCAGTCATCTTCTCAGAATACGCGCCAAAACCAGCGTGAGAGTTTGATGCAACAGTTGCAACAAATGTCATATCTGGATGGTCCGACCGCCGCGACATTGGTTCAGCGGATCATGGATGAGGGGATTAACCCCCTTAATAACGCGATCAAGCAGAGGGACCAAGCGTTGTCGCACATTTACAAAGAGTATAAAACGCTCAAAGAAAATGTGGGCAATCAGACCAGTAAGCAAGCGGAAGTCGAACTCGCTTCTCGAATCTCGAAAGCTCGAGAAGATGCGGGATTGCCGAATGAGCCATGGGTGAATAACTTGATGGAAGATGTGTATTACTCCCATGAAGGCCCGGGCTTGACGGATCAATTCCCGAAAATGGTTCAAGAGCGATGGTCGGCGATCCAAAAGGGTGTCCGTGACGCAGATCGATTAACGGCGCAAGAAGCCAGGAAGTCTCCGTTCCCCACAAAAGGTGGTGAAATGTCACCGACGAGTGGGAAAACGGGGGGCTACAAAACGCCGCAAGAGCGAACTGATGAATTGTGGCCGATGCTAAATCCGGGTCAGACCGAGTAACTTCTTTGTGGCCTTCGCCGTTAAGTGAAGGAGTACACCACAATGGCTAGTACCACTGATGTCATTGAAGCTCTGAAATACACGTATGGGGTAGATCAGGTGCTTCACCTCGTCAATCAAGAGGTCGTCTGCTGGAATATGTTCCAGAAGATGAAGAAACCTCTTGGCGGTCGAGGCCAGTTTTTAATGCCTATCATGGTGAAAAATCCTGGGGCATGGTCGGGATTAGCGGAAGGCGGATCATTGCCCTCCAATATCGATCCCGATACAACCGAAGCGTCCTTCAGTCTCCAAGAATTTGCGGGGCTGTACAACATGTCGTGGAAGCTGATTCAGGATGCGAGGAACTCGAAGTTTGCGTTCCAGACTGCCCTGAAGATGATGGAAGGCGGCTTCCGACGACGTATCCTCAAACTCATTAATGCTGATCTGATTTCTGATGGACTCGGGAAGCTGGCGGTCATGCCAGCGGCAGATAACCAGACGACCATTACCGTCGATGCGCTTCCAAGTATCGATCTGGGAATGACGGTTGACCTGATTGATGCCTCTGACAATGATGCTGACTTGGCCGCGTCCCGCACAGTGACCGCGATTGATGTCGTAAATCGCACCGTCACCATTAGTGGGTCTGCGCCAAGTGGCACGGCGGCCGGAGATTTCTTCTGTATTGAAAACACGACGAAATCCGGCGCGATTTACCATACTGATGGTCTTCTGGGAATTATTGATGATGCCAATCCGCCCTCTGGGAACTTTGGCAACATCAACCGCAGCACAGCGGGGAATGAATTCTGGGAATCCGTCGTCTTGGATAACAGTGGCACCAACCGTGCGCTAACGGAAGACCTTCTCATGCAACTTGAGGATTCCGTCCGTGAGAAGGGCGGAGCCAAGCTGAATTCCTATATCTCCAATCTTGCCGTGGTCAGGCGTTATCACGAACTCTTGCGTGAAGACACGTTCTTTGCGATGAGTTCGCCGAAAGCGTTTAGTGGTGGGGTCGGAGTCGGACGTGACGGTGGAGCGCAGCAGAAGGGGAAAGATGGTGGTGATGGACGCACCATTTACCGTTTCAGCGGCAATCCGTGGCATGTGGAGCCGTATTTCGCGGCGAACACGATTATCGGGATGGATACCAGTAATTTCTACATTGGACATGGAGAAAATGCGGTACCACGACCGGTGTCAGAAGTCTTCGACGGCACCCCGTTCTTCCGTCAGACCTCCAATGCGACCTTTGAGGTGGCATGGTACTGGCAGGGGCAACTGCTGAGTGACAACCCAGCAGCCGGGGCCAAGATTGAAGATATCGCAGAGTCGTAGAATCTGAGTAGGTGGGGGGAGGGGTATTGGGCCTCTCCCCCGTCACTTCGCCAGAAAGAAGGAATCATGGGAATTAAAGCTATTGCGAAACTTGCACCAGTCCACGTCGTCTATACCATTTCTGCCGGAGAAGCCGCCGATACCGCTATTTTTGTGGCTGATCAGGATTACGAAATCATGGATGTGCGTGAATGTCACAGCACGGCAGGAGCCAGTAGTACAACGCTAGATATCGGCGTGGCGGCATCAGGAACGGCTCCAGCCAGTTTAACCACAGCCATCAGTTCGGCGTTAGCGTTAGATAGCACCGCGAATACGCCCGTGCAATCAACCCTCACAGCAACGGCAGCCAATCGGCTGATTGATCGAGGGGAACAAATCGCGTTGAATTACACCGGGACGGTCACAGCCTATGAAGGAGCAGTGCATATTGTGCTGAAGCCTGTCCGGACGAATACAACCTACTAAGGAGGCGCATGGAGTCTTTTAATCCTGTCCGGTATTCTTTGGAAGAGAACCAGTTCTTTCTCAAGCATCTGGGCGAGTCCCCGGTGCTGGCATTGCAGACGACCACTCCACAGGGGGTCAACCCTGTCGCGGTGCAGGAAGTGCTAGGTGAATTCTACGAACTCGATGAACTGGAAAAGCATCGAGGTGTGCCGTGGGCAGGAAAGGAAGTTGTGTCTCAAGTCATCACACGCTATCTCACTGAACACGAAAAGTGGGGGGAGATGGCAAAGCGTGGGGCGCCACGATTTCCCACGATGCATGCGTGGGATGGCAAAGGCCGACCGCATCGCGGAGGGGTCACGTCAGATTCGCGCGAAGTTACCACATATTTTGATGAGAATGGCGATCGTCAGCCACTGGCTGTCAATCTCCGTGAGAAGTCAATGCCGGACTTTAATGCTCCATGGGTGAAGAAGGCAGAGCCGATCCCAGAAAGTCTCATTGAGGACGCTGAGAAGGGCGTTCTTCAGTGTTCCATCGATGGGTGGACGACGAACTTTAAGCCGGAATCTCGCCAGTCGTACAACATGGCGCGTGGTCGGATGGCGAAACATTGCCGGGCCAGTAAGGACGAACGGGTGCAGGAGTTTGCGGTGAAGGTCTTTGGCTGATGATGCCTGAGAGTACAGAGTCATTTCGCGTTCCAGTGGCGAGTCAGGCACCGCCGCCTGTCGAGGCGGAACTGCATTTCTGGCATCCTCAACGTTTCGGTGTCATGTTTGGGCCTGACCGCTTCAGGAAGAAGCTGAAAGGCATTCATGCCGATCTGGACGTGACGTGGCATCCTGTCCAGCATCGGTGGCTCGTCTGGTATCGACGCCCACGGATTATGAATAAACTCTGTTCTGGATGGCTCATGCTGTTTGTTGTCGAGGATTCCGAGCAGCGGTATGTCCCACTGGATGACCGTGCATTGGCTGCGGTCTATGAGCAAAGCGGATTCAAGTGGGGATCTGGGAAACAATACTGGGCGAGAATCGAGGAAGAAGCTCAACGCGAGCATGAGTCGCGAGATAAAGATCGCGAAAATCTCTTGGATGATGTCGGCAGTGACCGATGGGATCACACCAAGATTCAGGTCAGCATGAGAGGGCACTCCTCTGGAAGTAAGTTTGTTGAGCATCATGCAGGAGATTAGCGATGGCGACTGGTCAGACGATGCTCGATTTGATGGAAACCTTCGATTTCGGCTTGCAGCTTCAATCGGGCGAAACCAGTGTCACCAAGGGGCTTCGCGCCCTGAATGCTGCCCAAGATCATCTTGAGTCACTCTTGGCGCTCGATCCGAATGTTGTGGGATCCACGGTCGGGACGGTAACGACCTCTGCGGATACTGAAAGCACGGCAGTTCCAACGGGACTCTTGCGTCTGGATCGGTTGCAATACATTGATCCGTCAACCAGTCGTCCCGCATGGGATCTTGAGCGGACTGGTCCCGTAGGCGACTACTCGACGGGGGGAGGGCTGTCACTGTATTCCAACTCGACGGTCACCGGGAAGCCTGTGCGGTATTGGACAAATGGGACAACGTTCTATTGGGATCCATTGCCAGATGCCACACACACCGTTCGCTATTACGGGTTTAAGGCCGCCTCGGATCTTACGGCCGGTGGAACGTTTGCGTATCCCGATATCGCGACTGCCCCGATGGCGCAATTCGCGGCGAAGATCCTCCGCATTGGGAAAGATGATGATGTGCGGTCCTTAACTGACGTTGGGCGAGAATTATTTGGGCCAACATTGCAATTAATGGGTCGGTTTAATAGGGACCGGATTCCAGGGTATGACTATCGTTATGTCCACACAGAATAGGAGTGCCTGATGGCGTTTATTCAAGAAGATTTTCAGGACATTCGAGATACACAACTCATCAAACGCGCCAAGATCGATGCGGCCAGCAGTGGAGATAACACACTGGTCGCGGCGGTCACAGGCAAGAAGATTCGTGTCCTTGCGGCGTTCTTTACCATGACCGGCACTGCTGTGACCATCAGATTCGAGGATGGTGCGGGAGGGACGGCCCTGACCGGGCAAATGGGGCCAACAGCGGGACAGACGATTGTCCTGCCGTTTAATCCAGTCGGCTGGTTTGAAACCTCTGATGCCACGCTGCTCAATCTGGAACTGAGCGGCGGTCAGTCCGTGGATGGGGCATTAGTCTATATCGAGGCGTAAATGGCCGATATTCAAGTTGCAAATACCGATGCGGACCTGAGTGGCAATACCGTTGTCACGGAAGAGAACACCTACACGATTACGGGTCTGCATACGTTCAGTCGTAGCACCAATCCGCCGTTTGCGGTGAACTCCGGCGCAGCGGCTGTTTCCAACCTTGATGCGGACAAACTGGATGGACAGGAAGGGAGTTACTACCTTGCTGCCGCGAACGCTACCGGGACATTGGCGGTCAATCGTGGAGGGACAGGGGCCGCGACGTTTACGGATGGTGGCGTTTTGCTTGGGAGTGGCACGAGTGCGCTTACCCCCATGGCCGTCTTAGCTGACAGTGAAATGATTGTCGGGGACGGTTCTGGTGATCCCGTGGCAGAGAGTGGCGCGACTCTCCGCACCAGCGTTGGTGTCGGGACGGGAGACAGTCCACAGTTTACCGGCGTCAATATCGGTCATGCTTCAGATACCACGCTGACACGGGCGAGTGCGGGGAATGTCAACATCGAAGGGAACGCCATCTATCGAGCGGGCGGCACAGATGTCCCTGTCACTGATGGTGGCACGGGTGCAAGTTCTCTCACCGATGGCGGTGTCCTTTTAGGCAGCGGCACGGGCGCGATTACGGCCACCGCCGTCTTGGGAGATGGGGTCATTCTTATTGGGGATGCGTCCGGCGATCCTACGACGTTGGATGTTGGTAGTTCCTCTGGGATTACGGTGCTTGGGACAGTCGCCACAGGGGTGTGGCAGGGCACGGATGTGGGTGTGGCCTATGGAGGGACCGGCGTTAGCACGCTCACGGATGGGGGTGTGCTGCTTGGGAGTGGGGCCGGCGCGATAACGGCCATGGCGGTCTTAGCTGACAGTACCATGATTGTGGGCGATGGCTCTGGTGATCCTGTCGCAGAAAGCGGATCGACGCTCCGCACGAGTATCGGCTGTGACGTGGCAACGAACATTACCTCCGGCACAATGGCGACGGCGAGACTCGGCTCAGGCACGGCAGATAGTTCAGCGTTTTTGCGTGGAGATAATACATGGGCGGCTCCTGGTGGGGGCGTACCCGCTGTGCTATCTAAGAGTGCCGATTACACGGTTGCCACCTCAGATGGAGATATTGTCTTGGTCTTAGGTACCACGAGTGGAGGCAATGTCACGATTACGCTGTACGCATCGAGCGGGAACAGTGGCAATATCGTCCATGTCAAGAAGCTCCTGGCGGCCAACTCCTTAATCATCGATGGGAACTCAAGCGAGACAATCGACGGGGCCACCACGCAAACGATAACAGCGCAATACACCTGTTTGACTCTCTGTTGCGACGGGTCAAACTGGCACATCATATAAGGAAGTTGTAAATCATGTCCTATGCTGCCAGTGTCATTAAGTCGATTCAGCGAGGCACCCTCACGGCAACCACGACTGGCACGTCGTGGACGGCGACGATCTCGTCGGTGGATACCGATAAAGCGATTGCGTATAAGACGGGTGGACGGTCGGAACTTGCGAACGGCTACGCTTTGACCGCTGTCGTACTGACGAACGGAACGACGGTGACCGTGTCCACCGGATCGGAACCCACGAACTTCAGCACAGTCACAGCCTTTACCGTTGTGGAGTATTACTAATGGCGATGCGATCATTTGTGCAAGTAGGTACAGACGGAAACGTCGTCGCAACCCTTCAGTCTGCGCGTACTCCAGGCGACGATCCGCTCACCATTCCTGATGAGCATATCGAAGTGACCGACCGTGACCCTCGTGATTGGCTGATGCTCAAATGGACTGGCACAGACTTTGTTGAACGGGACGACCTGAATGGCGAATAGCGATGGCATATCCAATCCAAACTCAGACCTTCAGTGTGTTTCTTGGAACCCAAGAGGGTATTCACTCGGTCGCACTGCCCGCGATTTACTCTTCGAGTGGGTCGAGAAATCTATGGATCGACAAACTGGGTCGGGCCAAGAAGATTCTCGGCTACAGCAAACAGAACAGTTCCGCGATCACGACTAATACAGGCGGCAGTGCGACTCGTATTCGTGCGCTTCGTCCCTACCGACAAACCGGCGCAGCCTTTACCCGACAACTTTTAGGGGTTTTCGATGATGGGACGAATGAGTGCGAACTCTGGTATTCCACCAACGATGGTGTCGGGTGGACGTTCATTGTTGATTTCGGGACGGGGTCTGTTGGAAAGATTCCTGACTTCGCGCAGGTTGATAATACGCTCTACTTTGCCGATGGTGTCGTGGCTCCACGTCAATGGAATGGGTCATCGCTGTCGAACGTGGGCGCGTCAGGGCGATCCCCGACTGTCACCGCCGCCGTGAATACAGCCAGCGGGCAACTGACCGGCAACTATAGCTGGAAATTCGTAAGTGTCGATGGCGCAGAAAACCGTTCACCGGGGTCGGTGACAAGCAACATTATTCAATTGCAGGATGAACAAGCGAATCTCTCGTGGACGGCTGATAGCGATACGGACATTAAAGGGTATGAGGTGTATCGCTCCACTGGAACTGGGGCCACCTACTACTTCGTAACGTTTATTGATGGACGGACGACCACGAGTTATACCGATAATGCCTCTGACTTAGACATCCTTGAGAATCGAGCATTGCAGGAACATGGCGATGCGCCAGCGACAGGGAGTTATTTTGTCGAACCACACAAGCAACGACTTTGGTGGGGACGAACCAATACTAACCCTCGACGGGTCTTTTGGTCCGATCCTGGTCTACCCGATCAAGTGGGAAGCCATAACTATGTGGATTTCACCGATCAAAGCACCGTCGGGGATGTCCTTACAGGACTGGTGGGCGACTTCGAGGGAATGCTGGTCGTGTTCCTCGAGCGATCCATTTGGACGGTAAGCGGCACTGGGCAGATTGTCTCAGACATCATGGATTGGGTGCGGACAAAGTCGAATGCGGTGACTGGCTGTGTGTCGCATCGGTCTATCGTGAATGTGCCGGCTGGAGCTGTCTATACTGATGCCTCTGGCGATCAAGTGACGACCAGTCGTGTCATGCAAGCCTACGTGACGCCACTTGGAGACATCCGCTTATTTGATGGCAACAACGACATTGTGATTAGTACGCCGATTAAGGAAACATTCAAGGATCAG